ACCGTAGCGGGGGCGTCAACCGATGCCGATCTTGCGGCCCAGTTCGTTGAGCGCCTCAGCCCTCTGAGAGCATCCACACGGGCGGCCGATAGCGGCACTGACTCGCTCTTCGGTGATGCCGATGGCGGATAGGCCAGCCTTCACCATGTCGCCAAGGCCGGGCTTCGCTCGCGGGTAGGCCGGGTGATTGGTATCTACCTCAACCATGTCGTCATCGTGCGCAAATAAGATGCATTCCAAAAAGTCGCCAGCAAAGCCGCGAGTTTCTGCGAGATACTCAAGCGACTTGCGAGAAATCTTCATGGGACAAAAGACACAGATATTGAAGGCTGGGACATGTACCCTGCTCCGTTGGTTGTTGTTGTCCCATTTAAATACTCGTCATACGTCGTCTTGGTTCCGCTGATTGCTGATATAGACACAGCATCAGGTACACCGCTTTTGTCAAGCTGTATTTGCCATTGCCACAAATCAACAGCGTCGTACCAGTTTAGATATCCAGAATAAGGCACGTTATACGATAATCTTGGTACGTGATAGTTGCGAGTGGTTCGAACTTTTCCAGTAATGATGCTGCCGAGTTCATTTGTTGTGCAGTCTAACCAGTAAGGTGTTTGCCGTTGTGTGTAAAGCTCAAAACGGTCGGTTGCTATAAAAAACCCAGGTTCTGAAAACTCCGACCGTGTAACTCTTGCACTGACCCAGGTATCACTATTTGGGTTATCCCACGCGCCTGGGTCCTGGTCTAGATTTATTTCGATGAGTCTTCCCCCAGGGACTGATAGACCTTCCCATGAAATATTGAGAAGCATTGCGGAATACCAAAAAACAAGCGAGCCATCAACGAGCGCGTAACAAGGGGCTGCTGCTGTATTGCAGCACGAGCACGTAGTGGCAAGCTTTGTTGCTTTCAGTACGGGCTTTCCTGACTTTAACGCAATTGGCATTTCAGCACGCCGTTGTTCCAACAAACTGCAGATTGCCGCTTACCAGCACCATGACCTGCGTCCCGCTTGCTGAGTATCCAGGCAGTTGCGTGAGGTTTGGCTGAAGCAGAAACCAGGCAGTTCCATCTTTCGCAATAGACGCATCGCACGCGCCAGCAGGACTGAGGCCGCAAACTAGGTTCGTGGCTGAAACAGTGTTGGGCGTTGTGGTCTGGTACTTAAACGTGACGTTCTTGCTGCTGCTGATGGCCCACGAGCCCGTAAAGGTGCAGACGCGGAAAACCTTTCCGCCTAACCCTTCCGAGCGATTGCCGAACGTGAGCGGCGATGAGTCTCTGCCGCCGGCCTCAACGGTTCGCACAACCTTGGAGATCCGCTCCGCAGCTGGGCGAGTAAAGACAACGCGGTCTGTCTTGGCGGCTTTCCCGTCTGGCTTCTGGGCCATGCCTACAGCCCTCCGCCGGCGCTGCCTTCAACGGCGTCTGAGCAAACGCTGACAAACGACGCAGACGCGGTGCTGACCACACGCACGTCAACAGACCCAAACATCACCACTGCCGTGCTGGCCGAGACGCTCGCAGAGTAGGCAGTGGCGGGCGTGTGCCCTGATGTGTGCAGGATGTACTTGTAGCGTCGCGGGCTGCCGCCAGATTCGTACTCTTGCGAAGTGCTGCTGAATGACGTGCCATACGGGAAAGTCACCAGCGCAGTGCCGCTCGAGCTGCTGAACGATACGGCTGGCGTGTTGGCTGCTCGAAAACTTCCGGCGGGTGACAACTGCTTGAGCGGCGTGTTGGCTGCGTAGAAGCTCGTGCCGTCAGTCGTGGACGATGAGAACACAGGGTACGAAGTGCAAGAGAATGACCCCGAGTAGGAGGTGCTGCAGAAGGTGACGCGAATGCCAGCAGTGCCTGCCGACGCGATGGAGATATTTCGTTGGTATGCCATGGCTTAGAAGTTTGGCTGCCCGAAGTACGAGGCAAAATCGACTTCCTTATAAACGCGGCGAGTGATGAAGTCCGGGCCTTCGTCGCCTGCCTTCATGTTGCCTAGCGTGGTTAGCGGTCGAGGCGTAGCAGAAGGCAGGTACTCTTTCGCGTCCCAGTCAATCACATAGCATCGCTTGCGCTCGCCGCCTTGAATAAAGTTCCAGCCAACATTGGGCAGCAGTAGGTTGTGCGTGCTGGCACGGAAAAGCAGTTCAACCGTGACCTGCCAGTATCGGATCTCTTGGCCGTTCACCACCTCTGACGCCTGCTGCCCGCCGATGCCAGAGCAAAACCACGTGTGAGCATCGCCGCCAAGATAGCCAGATGCGTTCACTGAGTTTGTGACCGACGCAGCCAGATCAAGCGGGAATGTCGAGCGATTGCCTGCGATCGTGGCACGTACCTCAGCCTCGGAAGCCGTTAGCCCCTCAAAGAAATCTCCAGCAGAGTTTGTCAGCGGCTTCTTTGAGTCGTTGCCGCTGCCGTCGTAGTAGACGAGAGCCGGCACCTGGGCACCACCTGTCGAGAACGACCACACGTCTGGCCGTGCCAGCGGGTTGGGGTCAAGATCCTGCTGCTTCGGCAGTTCGTACTTGTACGTGATCTCAACGTGGTGCCTGTCAGTCTCTGAGATTTGGGCATCGAGCATTCTGAGGTAGGAGGACTCTGGGTGAGAGTCTCCGTGCAGGATGCCGACAGCGCCGATGATTGCCTGATGGTCGGTTGGCTCGTCTAGTGTCACCACGAACTTGAGGTCAGCCGTTGGGCTCTCTCCAAAACGATGAGAGAACGTGCGCGGGATGACTTCGCGGTATGCAATAACTGCCATTACGTGCCCAGTATTTCTACCGGCGATGCGCCGATTGCAAGCAGGCCCTGCTTGATCTCCTCGAGCTTCTTCAACTGATCGCGCCGCTGGGCAATCGCTGGATCTTCGCGGCCAAGGGCAAACAGCGAAGAGATGCCCTCGCTGGTCCGGATGTCATTGACGTTCAGCGCCGAGGCAGCGGGCCGCGAAAGCTCTCGTGAGATTTCCTTACGGATGTCGATGCCTTCCTTGGCAAGATTCCTGAGAGCAGTCTGAGCCTCGCCACCGTCAATCAGCTTCTTGTCGAATGCCTGGCGTACGGACTTGAACTGATCGGCCAGAGTAGTGGCTGGCTTCAAGATGTTCTTGTCTACGCCAAGGGCCTGCAGTTGCCTCTCGCGGTCCTGCGCCTTCGCCTCTTTCGCAGCCGCCTGTGATAACGCGAGACGTTGCCTAGCGTCTGCAAGCGATTTGGAATCGCCGGCACGCTTGGCGGCAGCCAGCGCCTCTTCAGCAGCACGCTGCTCAGTGACGATTGCCAGCAGATCCTTATTGAGTTGCAGGCGGCTCTTCTCGGCGTCGCTCAGCCCGGCGTTGGCCAGTTCTGCAGTACGCTGCCGTGCCTCTTCTGCTGCATTTCTCGCGGCGTCTGCGGCAGCCTTTGCGGCTTCGGCGTCAGCCTTCCTGGCGTCAGTGACGGTGCGAACGTCTGCCGTTAACGCCTGGGCGTCACGGCTGGCCAACCTGATTGCGTCACCAAAGGCGAGCGAGTCTGTCGTGATGCCCTCGGCAAAGCCCTTGATTTCACGGAACCGCTCGAGGACTGCGGCAGGCACGCGATTGAGTCCGCCAAGCTCCTTGGCCAGAGCCTTCACGGCCGCGCTCGCTTCGTCGATGGCTTCCTGGGCGAGATCCTGCGCCGTGAACGTCGGCACCTTAAGCGCGTTTTTTGATTCCTCTCCAAACCTTTTTACGTCACTTACGGCGGCTTTCATTTCAGCCGACAGCTGGCGGACTGACTTTATTGGATCTCCAATGCCGTCCGTAAACTGAGCACTTGCTTGACCAGAAGACAAAGCAAGATCAACGGCAGCACCAGCAGCAGCGCCGAAAAGCGTGATCAATAGCCCTACGCCAGTGGAAGCGATCACGCTTTTAATTGCAGCCCCCAGCCCCCTGATGCTGAAAGCAGCAAGGCCAGCACTGCCAGACAACCTAAACGCCTCAGCGGTTGCGGAAGAAAAAGCGCCTGAAAGGTTTTTGAGTCCGCTTGCAAGTTGTTTGCCGTTAATGAATGCCAAGTACCCGCCAATGAGTGGCAGGATGTTTCCTGCAAGCGGGGCTGCAGAATCTGCAAGCAGCTGAAACACCTTGGCGAGGTTTGAGACAGTTGTGGTCAGTGCGCTGGCTATGTCTTTTACGTCAATGCTTGCGATGAACGTAGACGCCTCTTCAGCGGCGCGAGTAAGTGCAGGGGCAAGCTCTGCCACAACTCGAGCCGCAAACGATTGCAGAGTCAGCTGCGTCTTCTGAAGCGAGTCATCAAGTTTTCCGATTCCATCAGTCTGCTGCGGGCTGAGCACAATGCCGAGCCGCTTTGCTTCGGCGGTCATCTGCTGCAGGTATGTTGCGCCTTCTTGGAAGATGGGCACAAGCTCGACGCCAGACTTCCCAAACAGCGACACAGCGGCTGCTGCTTGCTGTGCCGGGTTGGGCAGCTTGCTGATCGCAGCCACAACTGCGTTGAATGCTTGCTCTGGGTTAAGGTTGGAAAGATCGCCAACCGAAAGCCCGAGGTCAGCGAACGACTTGACTGCAGCCTTATTGCCAGTCTGGGCTTCGCCAAGGTTGATCGTCAGCTTTTGAACTGCACGCCCGAACGTCTCAAGGCCCACGCCAGACTGGTTTGCTGCCAGCGAGTAAGCCTGAAGAACGTCAGTCGTGATGCCCGTGCGTTTTGATAAATCATCAATGCTGGCGACAGCTCCAGCAGTTCCACTAATGAACGACGCAAAAGCGCTGCTCGCAGTGCGTACCGTGGAGATGAAAGCCCGCGAGAGCTCAATCGTCTTCAGCGTTGAAACGTCACGCTGTGTCTTCTTGGCGGCCAGGCCCAACTTCTCAAGTTCGACGACGCCGGCATTGATGCCGCTGGCCATCTGCACCGCAGACGCCGAGAGGTTGAATCCAAGAGAAATGGTTGCCATACGTCACTTTTTGCCAAGGTCGGCGGCCATCCGCTTTAAAGTCTCGGCTATCTGAGTTGGATGTTTCGGGGCCCTGTCTTCGATCGGGATGAACTTCTCTGGGTCTGGCGTCTGCTTGGAGTAGGGGGCGAGCACAGAAGTCAGGAGCATGGCTGTCTGCCCCCACGTATCATCCAGCGGCTGGAACCACCTGGCCCAAGCGATCCACTGCGAGAACTCGCGCGAGTCCATCGCGTCGATTTCTCGCAGCGTTTTCTTGAGGTGACCCGCCAGACGCAGCTTGAACTGCAGCGTAGGGCGGGCGTTTATTCCCCCGCTAGCTTCTTTATTTCCTCCTCGGTCAGTGCGTTGTGCTTGAGGGCCGCATGCCACAGGCGGTGCATCACGTCGCTGCTGCGACGCTTGATGGCTTCCTTGCCTTCCTCGCCTGGGTAGAGCAGGCCACCCTTCTCGTCGCAGAGCGTGCGGCAGAGCAACTCAGATCGGAAGTCAACGATGGCACCGTTGGAAGACTCAAGTGCCTTGATCTCATAGGAGTCACGATCGCCGACAGACATAAGGCGAATGCATATCTTCCCGTCTCCACCAAGTTCTGGTGCTTCAACGGTGATGATCTTTGCGTCTGGGGCGTTGTCGATCTGTTCTCGAGTCAGTGGCATTGCTCACCCGTCTAGTAGTTTGAACGTCACCGAATACCGGGTTACTCCGTTGAGTTCCGGCTGGGCAGTCCATCCCTCATAGACTGCATACGATGTCAAGGAAACGCCCGCGCCGGAAACTACGAGCGACTTTCTCAAGCCCCATTCGCCCGTGCTGATGTTTGCAGTTCCGAGGCACTCCACGGAAACGCTGCCGGCATCGTCAGTCCAGACAACGGTGCGGCCCTTAGAGGAGCCGCCTGCGTAAGACACCTGCAGGTCTGTGACCTCAGTGAACGCGACGCCGCCCCACGTTACAGACAGGCCGGTTGAGTGAGTCGCCACGGCTTCCTCCGCTGGCGATCAAGCAACCTGAAACGAGGCAGAGCCCTTGCAGGCGTCATTGACGCTGAGCGTAATGGTGCTGGACTTGCATGTGGCGTTAGCAGACAGCGAGATACCGCCAGTGATGCTAAGCGTGCCGCTGAGGCCCTGCGAAATCGGGGCACCACTTGACAGGTAGTCAATGGTCACTTCCTTGCCCGTGTCTCCAGCGCCGCCCTTTAGTGGACGCGCGAGCGTGGCAACGGTTTGCCCAGCTGTCTGGCCAAGGTGCGAAACGTCAATAGAGTCGGTGGCGTTGTTGTCGGCAATCGTGTAGGTGATGTTCGTGACTGTGTACGTCGTGCCGGCGAAAACAAACGTTGTGCCGGAACCATCATGCGGGGTCGAGGGCATTGGTTACTCCTGCCACCAAAGGTCGTACTGCTGTGTGATCTGATACGCCGGCGGTAAGTCAGAACCGGCCAGCGTTACCAAGTCGTCGGTTTCGTTTTCAAGCGACACCTGCGACACAGTGCAGCCTAGGACTTCGCCCCCGTATCCATCCAGAACCGAACGCATGGCGTCTGCGACCTGGCGGGCCTGTTCGTAGGTGGCTGCGTAAATGCTGTACTCCACCGTGACCTGCGGTATCCCGGCAGGACTTTGGAGCGTCTGCGTGCGTCTGATCGCCGTACGCCTCCACGTCACAAATGGCAGCGAAGCGGATACCGGGGCCAACGTTGGGTACGTCCCGGTGCCGATGAGCAGGGCGACTTCTGGGCTGGCATCAAGCACACGCTTCAGGGCGGCTTCTGGCGACTTCAGCATCAGAGTCCTCCTGCGTCGCGAAACTTGCGTTGGTATTCCGTGGCGGCACGGGTCAACGCCTTCCGCATTTCCACGTCGAGAGTTGTCTGCATCTGGCCCTTCGACTTATTGAAAGCCTTCTGCAGCGGATGACGCGCAGGAGATCCCGCAACAGATCCGCGAGCAATGAAGTCAACCGGGTACAGCCCTCGGCCAGTGAAGGGCCCGCGAGAGCGAAAAGACGAAAGCAAACCGCCTGCGGGTTGCTGCTTTACCCTGACGGCTATGGTGCGAATGCGGCCACCAAGAATCACTTTCTTCTTGGCAACCTGCCTGCTCTTGCCTGGGGATCGCGGCCTTGTGCCGAACTCCACTAGGTGCGAGTGGTAGGCCCGATTCGGCCCCTTGAGCACAGAGCCGCCAGTGAACGCAGGCACTGCGCCTTTTTGGCTCGCTGTGTTGGTTGGGCGTCGAAACCCGACAACCACCACGCTCACCGGGAGATTGGCCCTGTTGTTCGTGTACTTACGGTCAACGCTTGTGACGCTGGCTAGTAGGTTTCCGGTAACTTGGCCAAGCGATGAAACCTCATTCCGCAGAGCGTCCTGCCCAGGCTTGGCTGCCTTTCGCAATGCCTGGCTCTGGTATTTAAGGCTTATTTCCTTCGGCAGCTTCTTGAGTTCACGGACAATATCATCAAGCGTCTTGAGGCCATAAAGCCCTTTGGCCGTCTTGCTCTTTCCAAGTGACAACTGAATCAGCGACGGGCCTTCGGCGAATATGTTGCTCACGCCACCACCTCTTGGCAGATGGCCTCGTGCTCACTGCGGTTGCCGTGCTCGAGCAGGCTAACAATCTCCAGCACACGCCCACGCCACAGACCACGCATCTGCTGCGTCAGGCCAGTCAAGTGACGCATTCGCACCTTGTGCGTGATGGTCACGTCCATCTGGCCGGCAGCCAGAGCCTCGCGGGCCGTTACGCCTTCAACGCTGGCCCACACAGTTGAGAACGTAGCCCAAGAAACGATTGTTTCCCCGAGGCTGTTTCTAGTCTCAGTGGCCTGCTGCCACGTCACGCGCTCGCGGAGCTTGCCGGCGTCAATCATGTGCCGTAAAGCACGACGGTGTAGGTGCCCGTGCTTCCTTGGTTTCCGGTGATTGTGAACTGCCCGGTATCGTCACCACCGACGCAGGAAGCAGACACGATGCTGTCGTTTGACCGGATGGTGGCGTTGCCGATTGCCAGACGCTTGAAGCTTCCGCCCGTGCCGTCAAAGCGAAAGACGGCGTAGTTCACAGACTGAATGGATACGTACTCTCCATCAGCACCACGAAACGAGCCGGTGTGTGAGATTGTCGAGCTGGCCGTGCCCAGCGTCCCAGTGATCACCGCAACCTTGCCCGTGGTGTAGGCTTTCGAGTCCTGCAGACTCACCACCTTGAGCGATGCTGTGCCGTCCTTGTCGTGAAACAGCACGTCTACGTTGATTCGTCCTTCAAGGCTCATTGGTAGCTGCCCCATTTCTGCGACGAGAGAAGCGATTCCACAGCAAACTCCAGTTGCTTGCTGATGCTGCCAACGAGCACCGTGCTGCGGTTCTCGTACCAGAAGCCCACAAGCATGAGGCAGGCGTGGCGAATGGCAGCAGGCACGCTTGAGCCAGCGGCCCCGTAGCCGGCCCACCACGTCACGCTGATGGCGTTGTCGTCCATCAGGTGCGGCGGCCACGTCTGGCCGTACAAAGTCTTCACCGCCCCTGGCGTGCTGCTTCGGTCCACGCGGTAGCTGGCCGTGGAGTAGGTGGCTGTCGTGCCGTTCTCATAGGTGAACGTCAGGGCCACCGCCGTGGTCGTGCCGGCCGTCGCCATTGGCGGCCGTGGCAGTTCAATGTCATGGGTGCCGTCTGGCGGAAACGAGTCAAACCGCATCACCCACTGCGTATTGACCAGCGTGCGATCCAGGTACTGTTCGCACCACTCGCGGGCTGCCGTAATCAGCGTGCCGATGTAAGCGTCATCGCCGCTGGTATCAACCCGCAGGTGGGCCTTAGCTTCCGCGAGCGTGACGGGCTCAACGGCTGGCGGCGTCTGTCGAGTCAGGCTTCGATACTGCACGGCGGCCTCTTCGCTTTGGGGTGGCGTCTGCGGTTTCTACGTCGTGCTCAAGGGCAGCCGTTTCAATCAGCGACGGCTGGTTGTCTTCCACCGCGACACGCTGAGCGAGCAGCTGCGTGCTGATCCCGCCAGGAAGCTCAGCCACTTGCCCCTTGCGGTAGCCACGCCATGCGCGGGTAAACATAATCTTCGGCATTAGCCCACACTCCATGCAGATTCTGGCGGCTTGCCCGTGTTCGTGAACTCAGTAGTCCACTGAAATACAGGGGCGGTAAGGTTCTTGCCGGGCCACGTCACGACGTACTCGCCATGGCCCAAAACGACACGCGGCGAGACGAAGACGCGGTTGCCGCTGTCTCGCCAGTTTCTCCACCACCAGATGTCTGGATCGGTGCGGCCATCGTTCCACGAGCCTTGCGGGTCTGGCTTGCTCCAGAACCACGGTTTTTTTGTTCTTTTGAGAGCCGCCGTGCTGATGACAGTGCAGCCGAAGTGTGCCGTGTCCACTTCCTGCACGGGCTCAGCAAACCACTCTTTTGGCACCTGCGTGTGGCCGTCCTCTGGCGGTGCGTCAAGCGTTCCCTGGAGCGTCAGCATGGGCCGGCCGTCTTCGCGTTTCGTCTGCATGCCGGTAATCGCGTCGCACTGAAACGTCATAGCCATTGCGAATAACTGCTCAACGTCCTGCTTGGTGAAAAACGTGTCGTAGTCAATGGCCAGCAGGTACTCGCACGAGTCGATGAACTGCTCCATCACGCGAGTGTTTACTTGATCCCAGAACGCACCCGTGCCCATCGTGGGGCGAATGCCGAGCGGCATCAGGGCCTGGGCCCAGGCGAAGTGGTTGGCCGTGAACGAAAGCCGTGGCATGGAGAGCACGGCCTCCACCCTGATGTCAACTTCGGTGCCACCTACCTTGACGAGCATGCGTGCCTCAAAGAAAGAGAGCGGGCGGCCCCGTCGTGGAAGCCGCCCGCTCAAGATTGCACACTCGTCAAGCCGTCAGGCTCACGCACCCACGAGGCCGATCATCGGGCCGGCCACGGTGTCGGTGCCCAGGTTCGCGTGCGTGATGGCGACGCGAGCCACTGCCCGAATCACGGTCTGGTCCGACAGGAAGTTGACCTGGTCGCTCGACGCGATCTCGATGGCCTGGCGGATGCCGTAGTAGGAGCTGTTGGCCATGTTGCCGTACAGCGCCATGATGGCACCCGTCGAGTCCGCACCGGCCGGCAGGCGGTCGGTGAGAACCACTTCCGAACCAAGGAAGGTCGGCCCCATGCCCTGCGACAGACCCACCGACCCGCCCTGGGCCAAGTCAAGGTTCTGCATGCACGCCGCGAAGAAGAACGGCGAGCAGAACCACTTGGCACCCGCACGCGAGTGCTGCGGAACCCTGGCCATCATGGCCAGCAGGTTCGCCTTAGTCACCTCGTCGGGCGTGTCACCGGCAGCCGTCACGAGCGAGGCGGCGTAGGTGGCAGCAGACGCCGCCAGCAGGCCACCCGTGTAGGTCGTGACGAGCCCGGCAACCGCTGGAGCGTTGCTGGGGTTGCCGCTCCACGCAGCCTCTTCCACGGCGTTGGAGAGCGTCAGAGCCAGCTCAGCAGCGATCCAGTCGGCAATCGACACGATCGAGTCCTGCAGGAGCTCGCTCGCAATCGTCACCGCGCCCGTGACCTTCTTCGCAGTCAGAGTGACCTGATTGGAAGTGGGGTCGCTGGCAGTGATGGCCGAGTTCTCATTGATCCAGTACGCGGTCGCACCGGCCGTGCGGCGTGGGAACAGCAGCACGTCGCTCGGCATCACCACGTTGGTGGCGTTCTGAGCAAAGGCCGAGTACTGATCCACGAGTCGGATCACGGTCGAGGAGAGCACATCAGGCACGAAAGCCGCACCAGTGGTACTGCCGGTCGAGCCCTGGGCACGAGCCTCAACGCCGTGGTCTTGGCACCACCGCTTGGCGTCGGCGTCGCCGCCCTTCGCCTTGAACCACATGCCCACCGAGTAGGCGTCCTTGGCGTTCTCAAACGCACGGAGCCGGCCCGAGAACGGCACCGCCTCAACGCGGACCTTCTCGCTACGCTCTTCGGTCACTTCGGGAGCCGGCGTGCAGCGGTCAACCACGCTGCGGAGATTCTTGGCCGACTCGGCCACCGACTTCTCAAAGTCGATCCGCTTGGCCAGCTTGCCGGCCTCGGTGTTCATCGCCTCGAGCTCAAGATCGCGCTCGGCAATCTTGTCGGCATCGGTGCTCTCGATCGCACGCACGGCGTCGATACGGTTGGCGAGGTTAACGGCCTCGTCCTGCAGCTTCTTGAGGTTGTCCACGTGGTATATCTCCGCCGGCGGTATTGCCGATGGATTCCACTGTGCCTCTAGCGTGCCGGCCTCTTGCAGAACCTGACTTCCGAATGTGTTGTTTTTACAAACACGACAGCACGAGCGCCGCAGCGAGGGCAACGCAAATACTGTTGACGCTCTTCGCCACACGGGCGAGAGGAACGGCACCGCAACTTTTCGCCGCAGGTGCAGCGGGCCTCAGACATTCTTGAGCCTTAAGGTGGCAGCCCAGGCGGCGGCGACGCCCCGCAAGGCCGAACGCGAACTAACCGCCCGAACTGCCGGCTCGTTGGCGGACTGCGATGCAATCCATGCCTCGTATGAACGCATAGCGACGCTGGCAGACGTTGACGGGTACGCAGGCGTGAGCACTGGGCCAACGTCATACAGCCCGCTCACCTCGCGGATCTGGCGGATGGCTTGGCCACCGTCGCCAGTGCGAAACGCTTCTCCGTCCTTGCCAACCGTGAACGCGAATGAACTGCCCGCAACGTCTTTGCGAGCGATGAGCTCAAGAACGTCGGCACGGCTCACTGGTGGAGTGACCACGTACCGCAGGCCCTTGCTGTCACTTGTGAGTTCCAACGTGCCGCTCGAGGTGCGACCGAGCACGATGTTGCTGTCGTGGTTGAACAGGGCCACCACGTCCTGCTTGCCACGCTGGCGGCTCAGCACCTTGTCAAAAGCACCCGGCAGGATTTCTTCCTTGAACCCGCCCAGGTCAAGG